ACCCGTGTCCAACGAACTACTAAACGACGCCGGATTCAACTTGACCTCGCTAATCGCGGAGCAGGCTGGAAACGCTATCGGGTTCGCTGTCAACGCTGGTCTAACCAACGGTGCCGGAACCACTGAGCCAACTGGTGTAATGACTTCTGCTGGCGCAGGAAACACCGGAGCAGCCGGAGCAGCAGGAGTATTTACTGCTGACGAACTCATCGCATTGCAGTACACCCTTGATGGAGCCGCTAGGCGCTTGCCGGGTGTTGCTTACATGGCAAACGGTCAGACCATCGGTGCCATGAGAACCCTCAAGGACAATGCTGGACAGTACCTATACCAAGTAAACGTAGGACAGCCAGACGCTTTTGCTGGTTACACCATCGTAGAGAACCCTGCTATTGCAGCACAGGCAGCCGACACCGCTTCAGTGGTATTCGGACACCTACCTTCCTACAAGGTACGTATGGCAGGCGGGCTACAGATTGCTCAGTCAACCGATTACGCATTCAACACCGACCAGACCGTATTCCGCGTGCTAATGCGCGTTGACGGTGGTTTGACCCACGCTGGTCACATCAAGAAGTTCACTGGTGGTGCTGCTTAAATAGCAGAGTAAATAAGCCGGAGGGCGCGGGTGGCAGGTTGCCCGCGTCCTCCTTTTTTTATTCTCTGGGGACAACTCCGGTAGAATAGAGCGACAAGGAGATTTTATGGCTATTAGTAACGGGTACTGCTCTCTAACAGATGTAAAAGGCGCGCTAAGGATTACTGACTCAGTTGACGACGTCCTTTTAGAGCTTGCAGTAGAAGGTGCAGCAAGGCAAATTGACGGATACTGCGAGAGAGTTTTTTACAGCTCAGTTGCAACCAGACTTTTTAGTGCTAGCGACGGATATATCTGCATCGTAGACGACATAAGCTCCCTTGACGAGATAAAGACATCCTCAGGCGCTGACAGGGTCTTTGACGTGACTTGGGATGACACCGATTATCAACTAGAGCCTCTCAACGGCATCTCAGGCGGAATTGTCAGTCCTGCAACCGCAATTAGAGCCATAGGCGACTATTTGTTCCCTACTTCTGGCGGAGAAGCCAACGTAAAGGTCACTGCGACATTCGGTTGGCCTGAAATACCTACTGCAATTAGACAGGCATCTATCTTGCTTGCTTCTAGGCAGTACAAGCGCTATGACTCGCCACTAGGCGTTGCTGGCTTCGGTGACATGGGAGTTATTCGCGTTTCAAGCATTGACCCGGACATCGCTAAGCTACTAGAGCCATTTATGAGGGTGAGAACCTTTTGAGTGACATAAGTGCAATTAGAGAGGCAATGGCTAACAACCTAGCTACCGTTCCCGGCCTAAGAACTTCTGCAGAGATGCCAGATAACCCAAACCCTCCGATTGCAACTATGTCTTTAGACACTGTTGACTACAACCTAGCCATGAACCAAGGCTTGACACTCTTCAACTTTACAGTTATTGTGATAGTTGGAAGAGCCGCTGAGAAGCGCGCTCAAAGGAAGCTAGATGCTTACTGCTCACAAGACGGTGAACAAAGTATCAAACTTGCTGTAGAATCAGATAAGAGCCTTGGCGGAAATGCCTTCGACGTTCGCGTTGTGGGGATGAACAACATCGGTTCACTTTCACTGAATGACCAAGAGTATCTGGCAGCGGAGTTTTCCGTTACAGTTTACGCATAAGGAGATTAAATTGGCTAAATTTGTTGTAACAGGCACACACGTAACCTTCAACGGTACAGACATCTCAGATGCTTGTGCCCGCGCCGAGCTAGTAATAAACGCCGCTGAAGTTGAGACTACAGACTTTGGGTCTGCGGGCTTTACAGAGCTTATTGGCGGAATCAAGTCAGGTTCGGTAGCACTAGACTTCCACAGCGACTATGGTGTTGGCGGAGTTTCTGAGCTATTCCAAGACCTAGTTGGAACTATTGGAGTTGTCACACTAAACCCTAGTGGGGCTGCTGCTTCAGCAACCAACCCTACGTACACTGCAAGCGTCTTGGTAACTAGCTTCACACCTATTTCTGGTGCTGTTGGCGACCTTGCTACGTTCTCAGTAAGCTTCCCTACATCGGGTGAAGTAACTTACGCAATCGTATAAGGACAACTAAATGAGAATTAACCTGCACATTCAGTTCGAAGATGAAACCGAGAAGGAAATCACAGCTAACGCTGGCGATTTAGTAGCTTTCGAGGACAAGTTCAATGTTAGCGTTACTAACTTAGGCGAGTCACCTCGCATGAGCTGGTTGCTCTACTTGGCTTGGCACAGCGAGCATCGCACGAAGTCAACCAAGTTGACATACGAAGACTGGTTAAACACAGTCGGAGAAATCGGGGCGAGCGACACTGACCCAAAATCCGAGGGCTAGGGGAATCCTCAGCCCATTGGCTAATGGCTTCTCTAGCTTGCGAAACAGGAATCAGCCCGAGAGAGCTAATGGCTTTAGATGACAGAATGCTTTGGACAATGCAAAGGTATCTGGTAGCTAGAAGCCTGCCTTCTAAGTAATAAGTGAGCCGTCCTTCGGGGCGGCTTTCTTACTACCTAAGGTACAATAGACATAAGGATTGGCGGTATCGTGGCTGTAAGAGGTATTCGTAGCGTAAGCACTAAGGTTGGCGGGACTACACAGAAGTTCGGTCAGTCCGAGATATTCATAACTGATTACAGAGACCTTATTACAGCCCTTAGAGGTCTAGAGGGCGAAGTCCTAAAAGAGTTCTTTAAAGGTGCCAAAGAGATTGCAAAGCCAGTGCAGGCCGGGATTAAAAAGTCTATCCCTCTTAGAGCGCCGCTAAGCAGGATGCGACCTGCCGCTGCAGGTATACCCGGAAGACTTACGTGGGGTACAGGCAAGCCTGCCCGCAGCGCAACCATTGTAGCCAACAGGCCACAGGCAGCGTTTAAAGGCAAGAGAATATCTATAGTAAAGATTGTTGTCAAGTCGCCAGCGACAATTATGGCAGACATGGCTGGCAAGTCACGTGCCTACGTAAACAAAAAGGCAATGACAGAGCCTTATGCCTACACACGCACCCTTAGAGGCAAGTTTGGCTCTATCCGGAAGCTTAGGACTGTTCGTCGGCACAAGATAAACGGACAAGGTAACGCTATGATTAACAAGTTGGGTGGTCAGCCTTCAAGGTTTGTTTACCCCGGTGCTGAAGCTGCATTTGACGGCTCTGTTAGAGAATTTGACAAGTACCTTGGCGACGCGATTATTACTGTAGAGCGAGAGACGAGATAACGATGGCTGGAACTAGAAATCTAACAGTTGCCCTCTCTACAGTATTTAACGATGCGGGTCTAAAAAGCGCTCAGAAGCAGCTTGAGGGCCTTGGCGGAAACATAAACAAGCTAAGCACTAAAGCGCTAAAGCTAGGTGCTGCCTTCGCTGCCTTTCAAGGTGGTCGCGCACTCGTAGACTTTGCTTCTAACTCTATTGAGCAAGCAAGAGACCTAACACGAAACATGAACGGTCTTCAGGCCGTATTCGGTGAGCTAACGCCACAGATGGTCGAGTTCACAGAGGGCGCTCACAAGATGGGACTCTCGCAGTCCGAGGCCGCTAAGTCTGTAACCTTTATCGGTTCGGTTCTAAAGCAGTCCGGCTTTGCGATTGGGGAAACCGCAGAACTTACCGAAAGGCTGATTGGCCTTGGTACTGACCTCTCTATAACATTCGGTTACGACGTCCAAGAAGCCCTAATGGGCATGACGGCTCTGTTCCGAGGCGAGTACGACCCGATTGAGAAGTTCGGTGTCGCCATGAAGCAGTCTGAGATTGACGCTGTAAAAGCAGCGCGTGGTCTTAGTCAGCTCACAGGTTCGGCAGAAAGACTTGCAGACCAGCAAATCCGCGTAGAGCTTTTGTTCCAGAGGTCAGCAGACGCTCAGGGAATGTACGCAAAGTCAAGCGACACTTTGTTCTTTGCACAACAGAACCTAGAAGCAGCTTTCAAGAACCTGCAGTCAACCGCAGGACTAGCTCTAACCCCTGCCTTTACAAACCTGACCTTGGCTATGATTCCGATAGTCGAGAAGCTGACTCCTGCAATGGCTCAGATAATGCAGGCAATCGTGCCAGTAGTCGTAGCTTTCGCAGAGAACACCGACCAGCTAGAAGCCGCAATAACCGGATTTGCAAACGGTGTACTTTATACAGTGGGATTCCTAGCGCAGCTTGCAAAACTTGTTATTGAGAACATAACGCTGTTTAGAAACCTTGCGCTCATGGTAATTGCGCTAGGCGTTGTCGGCAAGATTATTCAAGGCCTAACTATAGCCATGAACCTATTGACCGCTTCAGTAGCCGTCACTACAACAGGCTTTAAGGCCTTGCGTGCAGCAATTATGACTACTGGTATCGGTATTGCCATAGTAGCTGTCGGCTTCCTTGTCACTAAGTTTACCGAGGCCAACGATGGTGCCGAAGACTTCGCAGCGGGCCTTCCTAGCCTAAATATGCAGCTTGTGCAAACAGCAGAGTCTGCAGCATACGCCGCCAAGAACCTTGAGCGATTCAAGAAGGGTGCGTCCCTACGAAGCATAGAAAACTCTATTGCGAACGAGAAGTTCAACTTCACGCCACCCGTACTAACCGACCCAACCGAGACAGGCCCAACATCGGCAGGCGGTCAGGCCAAGAACTACGTAGCAGACTTCTATGCAGGACTTAAAGACGAAGTTGCAAAGCAAGCAGCAACACTAAAGCTTGAAAAGCTTGGCGCAACATCCGGTCTTATTGCTTCGATACTTGGCACTGGCGACGAATGGCGCAAGGTCTTTGACGACGTCATCGCTAGAGGCGCTAAGTCTGTAGCTACTGCACAAATGCTGTTCAACAAAACCGCTGGTGGCCTGCAAGAGATTACAAAAAAGGTCGAAGAGGCTAATGCTGTCCTAAAGACAGAATACGAAGAGCAAGTCAGAGTTTACAACCTGCTCGTGTCAGAGTTTGAGGACTTTGAAAAGGCAGCTAACGCTGCTGGCAAGTCTTTGCTTGACTTTGTGTCAACCGTCGGTGCGCTGTCTACTTTCGAGACTGCAATGGGCAGGTTTGAGTCCGAAGTCGTTGACAACCTAAAGCAAGTAGAAGAACAGCTCAAGGATGCCTTTGATAACAAGCAGTTGCTTGGCGAAAGCTACAAGAACCTACAGAGCTACGCACGCAGCGAGTTCTCAGAGCTACAGAAGATTGCAAAGCAACGTGACGACCTTCTAACGCGTCGTAACCTTGCAGAGTCTTTGCTAAAAGACGTCAAGAACGCAACGGTAGCTGCTGGTAACATAACTGGCATCCTGCAGAACACTCAAACTGAGGTTCAGAAGATTGACATGGCTAAGGTCATTCAAAAGACCGTACAAGCCGGAAAGAACCTAAAAGACTTCCGCGTTACAATCATCTCTGACTTTGTAGAGCCTATTGAGGCAGCAGCAAACAAGTCTCAGCTACTTGTAAGCGGTTTTCAAGCTGTAGTAGACCGCACAAGATTGTTCGTTGCCAACCTAAAGGCTCTTCGTCAACTTGGCTTAGACCCATTGCTATTCAACCAGCTAGTAGAGGCTGGCGTAGAAGCTGGCGGCGAGACTGCACAAGCGCTTATTGACGGCGGTGCAAGCACTGTCAAAGAGGTCAACACACTATTCGGTGAACTGGATGCACTCGGTCAGGAACTTGGCGAGCAGACCGCAACGGTTATGTACGGTCAGGGACAAGAGTTCGTAAACGGCATTATCTCTGGCCTAGACTCTATGCTTGGCGACCTAGAGTCAACCGCGAACGTCCTTGCCGACACCTTTGTAACCGCATTTAGCGCAACATTGGCAGCAGGCATCGCCGAAGCTATTGCGGCTGCTAAGGCAGCTATGGCACAAGCACCTACAGCGCCAGACTACGGAACTGTTGCAGAGGCTGTCGCCGAAGCCGGAGCCACTCTAAAGGAAGTTGCTGGCGTAGTTGAGAAAAACATTGCGGCAGTCAAGAAATCTGCAGGCAGTTCTGGTAAGAGCAGCGGCAGCGGCAGTTCTAGTACGGCACCTAGTGTTGGAGTAGCTGCTAGAAGCATTAAGGACTTTGCTGCTTTCCAAAAACTGTCTGCAAAAGACTTCGCGGCCCTACAGAGCGACAAGAGAAACACAAGCAACCTGTTTGCAACTGAAAAGGTTCCCGCTTTTGGTCGTCGTCCGGCAGGGCCGAGTACTACTATAAACTTGAGCGTTACAGCAAGCAACCAAGTTGGCGGAGCTGCTGCTGGTAAGGCCGCTGTTGCCGAGCTAAGCAAGTTTGCTAACAGCTCTGGTCAGTTATTCCTAACGAACCTGACAAGGTAGCCATGAGCCTCCCAACGCCTACAGTAGAAATTGGTTTTGACCTGACTCAAAGCCCTATCGGGCCTTTCCTGCGGTTAGGCGACCCGATTGCAGGAAAGCTAGATAGCCCTGATAACAGGCTAGGTGGTTCTTTCTTCTACGACATTACAAGCAGGGTAGTAAACATCTCGTCGTCAAGAGGACGCCCTAGCATCTTCTCTAGCTTTCCTGCAGGTCAGATATCTATACAGCTAAACAACCACGACAGAGCATTTGACCCGCTGTTTGTTGCTTCGCCTTTCTACGGCAACATCATCCCAAGGCGCGAAATTCGGTTGAGCTTTGGCGACAAAAGAGTGTTTACTGGCTGGATAGAAGACTGGGACTTGAACTACCTGCCTAACGGCGACAGCACAGTTATGGCGACTGGCTTCGATGCCTTTTACATTATTGCTAACCAGACGCTGTCTGGCTTCACGCCTTCTGTCGAGACAGCAGATAGCCGTATAAACACAATTCTTAGCAACTCGGGCGTTGACTGGCCTCTTGACTTGCGTGACTTAGAGTCCTCGACTCAGAACATGGGCACGCAGCTTATAGAAGACGGCACTAGCGCGCTTAGCTACCTGCAAACGATAGCGCTGTCAGAGCCGGGCGAGGTCTTTGTAAACAAGCAAGGCGAGATTGCCTTTAGAAACAGAGATACAGTTCCTACAAGTGCAGGCTTAGTTACACTTGGCGACGGTGGCATCTCTGTAGACAACATAAGGGTAATCTACGGAGCAGAGCAGCTCTTTAACGAGATAACAATAACCAGAAAAGATGGCGGCACTGCAATAGCAAGTGACGTGGCTTCTCAGGGCGAGTATGGCATAAGAGCTTACTCAGACACCGACCTGCTTGTAGAGACAGACGAACAGATTGCAGAAATAGCTATTGACTACGCTGCTCGCTTTAGCCAGCCAGAGTACAGAGTAGAGTCAACACAGGTTGACGTGCAAAAGCTGTCGGATGTAAACAAGGCTGCAGTTCTTGCCCTCGAACTTGGCGATGTTGTAAAGTTCTCATTCACGCCAAACAACATAGCCCCTGCAATTACAAAGTTCTTGCGGATAATCAGCATAGAGCATTCGGTCAATACCTCTACGCACTACATAAACTTTGGCTTCAAGGAAATTACCTACACGCCTCTAGTTCTTGATGACGCGGTGTTCGGTATACTAGACGTAGCGCCACTAGGCAGATAAGGACATAAATGCCATATTTAGACTTCCAAGTAAACCAAGTTCTGACAGCAGCGCAGGTAAACACTTTCCTGATGAATCAGGCTGTAATGACCTTTGCGGATGCTGCAGCGCGTGAGACAGCATTGCCTACGCCAAACAACGGCATGATGTGTTTCCTAGAAGACTTGCTACAAGTACAGGTTTACAGCGGTGCGGTGCTTGGCTGGACGCCAATTACAGGCGGCGGCGGCGGCGGATTCGAAACTAATTTCTTACTGATGGGAGCATAAAAAATGGCAACAGCATACAAGGTTCTAGGGCAGTCAAACCCGGCAGCCACAACCGCAACAGCGCTTTATACAGTGCCTGCTGCAACAGAAGCAGTTGTCTCGACAATCGTAATCTGCAACCAAGACGCGGCAGACGCGACATTTAGAATTTCGGTACGCCCAGACGGTGCAGCGCTAGTCGCTAAGCACTACTTGGCTTTCGATGTAACTGTCGGTGCGTCGGACTCTACAACGCTCACGCTAGGCATTACCCTAGACGCAACCGATGTTCTTGAGGTGTACGCTTCTACCACTACAGTAAGCTTCAACGCCTTTGGTTCTGAAATAACAGCTTAGGAGGCTCCCCGATGGGTGTAGTCAAACTCTCTACCGCTGGAATACGCAACTACTCAAAGACCTCTGATTTTTTATCAGGCAACCTACCGCTCTCACTTGGCTCGTTCGACCTACTCGAAACCACAACCCTAGCCACTAGCGCCTCAAGCGTTACCTTCTCAGGGCTAGACACTTTGGCAGCAGGATATCAACACTTGCAGATTAGGCACATCTCTAGGCTAGATTCTGCTTTTAGCGGTGGGACTCTTTTGTTTCAATTCAATGGGGATACTGGGAGCAATTACGCGCGG